TCTGATGTAATCTTTGCAGATGTCACAGAAGGTCTTGCTGTAACACAGAAAGACAAGTTGGCAAAACTTGCAGAGAATGTTGAGTTTGATAGTGAAGACACATACCGTGAGAAACTAGTAACATTAAGGGAGTCTTATTTCCCAACTAATGGATCTAGTGTTCAAAGAAACGAAACTGAGACATTAACAGAAGGTACAGAAACAGGTCATCAAGAACCAGCAGTCACTGGTATGATGGAATCTTATCTTCAAGCTCTAAGTAAAGTTTCTAAAAAATGATTTTTATATCATAAATTCAAACTAAACTTTTAAAGAGGTAAATTTCAATGCAAGCTCCTATTAATCACGAGCATCTGCAGAAGAAGTGGGCACCATTACTTGATTACGATGGTCTAGAGCCAATCAAGGATAATCATAAGAGAATGGTTACCGCACAACTTTTGGAGAACCAAGAGACAGCAATTAGAGAAGAAAGAGAGTTTCTTTCAGAAGCTGTGCCAACAAACAGCACAGGTTCATCAGGTGCAACAGCAGGTTTCTCTGCTGGAGCAAACGCACCAGTAGCAGGTTTCGACCCTGTTCTAATCAGTTTAATCCGTCGTTCAATGCCTAACTTGGTCGCATATGACCTAGCTGGTGTTCAACCAATGACTGGACCTACTGGTTTAATCTTCGCAATGAGATCTAAGTTCAGCACAATGGGCGGAACAGAAGCACTATTCGACGAAGCAGACACAGCATTCTCTGCTGTTAGTGCAAGTGGTGCTACAACTGACGTTGGTGCTGGATATGTATCAGGATCTGACGGAGTATCCGTTGGTTTCGGTACTACAGGTGGAACTCAAGCTTCAAACCCAGGAGTACTTAACCCTAATGCAGACCAAGATGCCACACAGAGGACATACAAGGTTGGTCAGGGTATGGATACTGAGAACTCTGAAGCACTTGGCACAGACAGTTCACCAGCTTTCAACGAAATGGCATTCTCAATCGAGAAGGTCACCGTTACTGCGAAGTCCAGAGCACTAAAGGCAGAGTACAGTTTAGAACTTGCTCAAGACCTTAAGGCAATTCACGGTCTAAATGCTGAAGCAGAATTAGCAAATATTCTTTCAACAGAAATACTTGCTGAAATCAACAGAGAAGTTATTAGAACTATCTACAAAACTGCTGAAACTGGTGCTGCTGTTAACACTGCACAAACAGGTGTATTTGATCTTGATATCGACTCAAACGGTAGATGGTCAGTTGAGAAGTTCAAAGGACTTATCTTCCAGATCGAAAGAGATGCAAACAGAATCGCACAGAGAACTCGTAGAGGAAAGGGTAACATGATCCTTTGTTCTGCTGACGTTGCTTCTGCATTAACAATGGCTGGTGTGCTTGACTACACTCCTGCACTTAATGCAGGTCTTAACGTTGATGACACAGGTAATACATTTGCTGGTGTTCTTCAAGGTAAGTACAGAGTATACATCGACCCATTCTCTGCAAACAGTGCTACAAATCAGTACTATGTTGTAGGATACAAAGGTTCTTCACCTTATGATGCAGGACTGTTCTATTGCCCATACGTACCACTACAGATGGTTCGTGCTGTGGGAGAGAACTCCTTCCAGCCAAAAATTGGCTTTAAGACCAGATATGGTATCGTTGCAAACCCATTTGCTCAAGGTACTACTGCAGGTCTTGGAAAACTTGTTAAAGACTCTAACAGATACTATCAGAGAGTTACAGTTAACAACCTTATGTAATTTGCATATTACATACTATTCAAGAGATTCCTTCGGGGATCTCTTTTTTTGTGTATAAATACTCATATGAAGGATAAGAAAGCAGCTAAAAAAATAATTAAAATTGCAAAATGTTGTCCAGAATATTACTCAGAAGCAGAAGTAACTTACGCAAAAATTATTAAAAAACGAATTAAGCATCTTGAAAAAGATTCTAAATAGTTAAAAAACTGATGAAACATTTTCGCAAATTTATGGAGGAAATTGACTCCACTGAAAAATCAGTGGATAATAGAGCTGATGCTGCAAAAAAGAAATTTGAAATTCAAAAAATGAAAACAAAAAGTGAACTTGAATCAACTAGAGAAAAAATAAAAGATTCAGGAAAAAGACCTACATCAATGTTTAACAAACATCAATCAGTTAAATTAAATAAAAGCACAGGTCAACTACCAAGTTTCAATAAAAAGGAGGAAAAATAATGCCTTATCATATCAAAAAAACAAGTGTTCTAGGAAATGCAGTACCTGTAGGTGGTAGTGAATATTATGCTGGAGATAATAAATGGACTAATGTCTATGAGAATCGTAAAGTATATGCAAATGAATCGGATGCAAATGCTCAAAAAGCAACAACTGAAACTCGTACTATTGGTGATAAAACTTATACATACCAACCTGCTTGGTGGAAAAATGCAATAGTGGTAAGTGAATAATGGCAAGAATTTATTCCAATCAAATTGAAAATCGTAATTTTTTATCTCCAATTGGATTTAGATTTACATTATCAAAAACACCAAAGGTAACATTCTTCTCAAACTCAAGTCGTATTCCTGAGATATCTCTTGGTACAGCATTACAACCAAGTTACCTAAAAGATATTGATATACCTGGTGATAAGTTACAGTATGGTGAATTTTCTCTTCGATTCTTGGTTGATGAGAATATGGAAAACTACATGTCAATACATAATTGGTTGACAGGACTTGGATATCCAGAAACAACAGAACAGTTTAAAAAGGCAACGACAAATGAAGATGGGCAAAGAGATAGAGAAATAATTTTTAGTGATGGTAATCTACACATACTGAATAGTAATTTTAATACAACAGCAATCGTTAAGTTCTTTGATCTATTTCCAATCAGTTTATCCTCTCTCGAATTTGAAGCAACAGACACAGATGTCAATTACTTTACAGCAGATGCAATTTTTCGATATACAGTGTATAATATAGTTAAACCCGACGGAAGAACTCCTTTATGAATCTTGATGAAATTCAGGAGATGTGGGAGCGTGATGCAACCATTGATCCTGATAACCTACATGATGAGTCACTAAAAATACCTCAGTTACACGCAAAGTATTATACTGTTTATAATACCATTACTTTGATGCGCGAGAAAGCAAAAGATCAAAAAGCAAAGATTAAATTAGAAAGATATAATTACTACACAGGAAAGGCAGATCCTAAAGTTTATGAAGAAGAACCATTTCCGTATAAGGTTAGAGAAAAGGATGCCATACAGAGGCACCTAGATGCCGATGAGAGGTTAACTAAAATAGATTTAAAGATAAGATACTACGACACAACTCTTAAGTTTCTGGAAGAAATAATACGCATCATATCAAATCGCACTTATCAGATTAAAAATGCAATTGAGTGGCATCGTTTTCAGTCTGGATTTACATAACTAAATAAAATCAGATGAGCATATTTTATGTCACATTTGATTATATCAAAGAAGAATGAGGTCTATCTAAAAATAAATGCGGAACCTCATATCTATTATGAGTTGTCGGATCAATTCACCTTTGATATTCCAAATGCAAAATTTTCACCAGCATATAAGAAGAAATATTGGGACGGTAAGATAAGACTTTTTAATACGCAGAAAGGAGAAATATACGTTGGATTATTAGATCGAATTATACAATTCTGTAAAGATCATGGTTATACTTATGAGTTTGTTGATAGTGAATACTATGGACTACCCTTTGAGGTCAATGATTTTATATCATCTGAGGGTGTCAAAGACTATATGAATGCAATATCTAAATTTAAACCTAGAGATTATCAAATTGAGGGAGTATACGACGCTTTAAAACATAATAGAAAATTATTGATATCTCCAACTGCTTCGGGTAAATCGTTGATGATATATTCGATTGTTCGATATTATGTTGAAAATAAGAAAAATATTCTGATAGTTGTTCCGACGACATCGTTAGTAGAACAGATGTATAAAGATTTTGAAGACTATGGTTGGAATGTGGGTTCATTTTGCCATAAGGTATACGCAGGTAAGGAAAGAGAGACAGACTCTCAAGTTATTATTACGACTTGGCAATCAATCTACAAACTCCCCAGAAAGTATTTTGAGAGATTCTCTGTGGTAATTGGGGATGAGGCGCACCAGTTTAAATCAAAGTCATTAATATCTATAATGTCAAAACTTGACAGTGCAAAGTATCGATTTGGATTTACAGGCACATTAGACGGAAGTGAGACTCATAAATGGGTTCTTGAGGGATTGTTCGGACCTTCCTATAAGATCATTAAAA